TGGCGACGTGGACGATTGACGCGGGCTATGGCGTAGACGACAACCTTGTGCTGATAAGCGACAAGGGCGAGGTGGCCGTATATCGCGGCACCGATCCCACCAGCGCGTCTACATGGTCGTTGATCGGCGTGTGGATCATCGGCCAGCCAATTAGCCGCAGGTGCGTAACCAAATACGGCGGCGATTTGCTTATTCTGACGCTCGACGGGCTTATCCCGTTTGCTTCTGCGCTGCAATCCTCGCGCCTCGACCCCAACATTGCGCTGTCGGACAAGATACAGGGCGCGTTTGCTGCAGCGGCACGCACTTACAAGGACACATTTGGCTGGGCGTTGCTTTACAACCCGTTAAACAACGCCCTAATCGTCAATGTTCCGGTCAGCACTGGGCAGCAACAGTTTGTGATGAACAACATCACAAAGGCGTGGTGCAACTTTACGGGTTGGAACGCAAGTTCGTGGGCGCTAGTAGGCAGCGAACCGTATTTTGGCGGCAATACCTACGTTGCGAGGGCGTGGACAACGGGTGACAGCGGCTACATGGACGACGGAGAGCCGATTCCAACCAAGGCTCTGCAGGCGTTCAACTACTTTGAAACGCGAGGCGTCATTAAGTATTTTACCCGCGCACGACCCAGCATCTTTAGCAACGGCCAGCCACAGATTGTCATTGGCATTAACACAGACTTTCAGACGGTTGACCAGACGGGTGCGCTGTCGTTCTCGCCCACCACTGCAGGGCTATGGGATATCGGGTTATGGGACGTTGCGCTTTGGGGTTCGGATGTCGTCATCACGAACAACCAATCTGGCGTGACGGGTTTAGGTTATTCGGGAGCCATTTCGTTCACTAGCAGCAGCAAAAATCTGCAGATTCAGTGGGCCTCAACTGACGTGGTGTATCAGATCGGATGGGCTGGAATATAGTTAACGGCCCCCGGGTGGGCCTATGGGTAACCGAGCAGACGCAGGGCGGGTTTGACCCGCAGCGGTCGGTTGCCATTGGGTTAGAGCGTGACGGCGAATTGGTCGCTGGGACGGTTTACGAGAATTGGAACGGGGTTAGCGTGATGTGCCACATCGTTTGGCAGCACGTTACCCCCGCGTATTTAGCGGCGGTGTACGACTATCCCTACAACGTCGCAAAAGTTGATAAGATTATAGGGCCAATCAACAGCAACCATACCCGGGCGCTAGCATTGGTCAGCAAGATGGGGTTTTCGGAGGAAGCGCGGATTAAAGGTGCCGCGCATGACTCTGGGGACATTGTTTTGATGACACAGACACCTAACAAGTGTCGATATTTGGAGCCTCGGTATGGGCAAAAGATCACCAGCGCCACCGCCAACGCCTGATTACGCCGCAATAGCGCGTCAGCAAGGGCAAGAAAACGTAGAGGCCGCACGCCAGTCGGCTTATATGTCCAATCCCAACGTCTACACGCCAACGGCGAGTCAGACGGTATCGTGGGAAAAAACGCCGCAATTTAACCAAAGCGCCTACGACAAGGCGATGGATGAATTTCGGTCGCAATCAACAAGAGGCGTGGAGGGGCTTGCAGAACCCGACCGCGCAGCGTTTACCTCCTATATTGAACAACCAACCGTCCGTCAGGAATTGGTTGGCGAATCCAAAAACATTTTTGACATTCAGCAGCAAGCCGAAAAAGCGATGGCATCGCTCGGCCAGCGCGAAATTGGTGACCTTTCCCAATATCTCAACCAAGACTTTATAGCCTCGCTGTCGCCGATCCTTACGGGATATGGCGATTACGGCACCACTACCGCCGCTCCTAACCTTGCCGCCTACGGGCAAGCGGGCGGCGTTGCGGCCGGAGCGGGTGGCGCAATTGAGGGCGCTCCATCGGCCGCTGGCTATGCGCCTACGCGGTCGTTTGCTGGCCCCGCCCTGCAGGGCGAATTTGGCACTACGGGTGCTGCAGGGTCAAACGTACAGGCTTTTGGCACGCCCGATTATTACGGCGTCGGCCAAGGCAGCGCATACGGCAATCTAGGCGGTTTTGGGCAAGTTTCAGGCGCACCGAATATCACCGGCATGGGTCAGGCCGGAACCGGCGGTATGGCCGCTGGCGCGGGTTTGCCGGGGCAGGTTGATTTCGGCCAGTTTGGCGGCGCACGGGCCAATGTGACGCCCTTTGGAGCAACTGGCGGCCCGCAGGCTGGGATGTTTGGCATGGCAGCGGGTGGCCCGCAGGCCGCAAACCTCGGCCAACTGAACCTCGGCGGCGTTGGTGGCGTTACGGGCGCTCCCGGTGCCGGTCAGTTCGGTACGGCGGGCGGTGGCCCTGCCGCTGGCTTGTACGGCTTTGCAGCAGGTGGCCCGGGCGCAATGCAGTTTGGCGGGTTTGACGCCAGCCGCGTCGGTGAACTTGGCGCAGCGCCGTCTTACGATCAGTTTGGCCGCGCCATTGGCGGCCCTGCCGCGCCAACGTTGCAGGAAAACATCAACCTTTCAGGCGTGGGCGACGTTGCCCGCAACGTGCAAGAAGGCCGATTTGGCTACGCACGCGGAGAACTGGCAACGCCAGAACTGCAGCGGCAGTTAGCCACGCAAGGACTGGCCGCGATGCCGGTCAACGCTGGGATGACGGCGCAAAACGCCATCATGTCGCGCATTGAGCCGCAATTGCAGCGTGAGCGTGCGCAGTTGGAGCAGCGCCTTGTCAACCAAGGTTTACGCCCGGGCGGTGAAGCCTACAACGCTGAAATGGAGTTGCAGGGACAGCGCGAAAACGATCTGCGCACACAAGCAGCATTGCAGGGCATTAGCCTTGACGCGCAGATGCGCCAGCAGGGGCTTGCCGAGCAGCAGACGCTGGCCGACTTTGCCAACCAAGCCGCCCAATCTCAATTTGGCATGGGTGCGCAGGGTCTTGGCCTCTACAACGAAGCCCTTGCGCAAAACTTCCAACAGAGCCTTGCCGCGCAATCAGCGCAAAACATGGCGCAGCAGCAAGCGTTCCAGCAGCGGATGCAGGCCGGTGAGTTTGGCCGTGAGGCGCAGATCGCATCGTTCGGTATGGGCCAACAAGCGCAGCAGGCGACAAACCAAGCGCAACAACAGAACTTTGAGCGTGCGCTAGCCGCCCAACAAGCCCAAAACGCCGCCCAACAGCAGGGCTTTGGGCAGCAGATGGCGCAGCAACAGTTTGGCCGTGAAGCACAGATGGCGTCCTTCCAAACGGGACAAGCCGCGCAGGATGCGATCAACCGCGCTATTTCCCAAAACTTTGCACAAGGTCAGGCAGCGCAACAGGCCGCTAATCAGGCCGTGGGTCAGAACTTCCAGCAGGGATTGGCTGCACAGCAGGCTGCTAACGCTGCTCAAGCGCAGCAGTTTGGTCAAGCAGTTACAGGCGGTGAGTTTGACCGTAACGCTCTGCTTGCACAGTTTGGAATGGGTCAGCAAGCCTCTCAAGCGCAGAATCAGGCCATTGCGCAAAACTTTGCACAGGCGCAGGCCGCTGCGCAGATGCAGAATCAGGCAGGCCAGCAGGCTTTTGGACAACAGGTAACGGCGCAGGAACTTGCCAACCAAGCGATTGCGCAGAACCAAAGCGCTGCCGCACAACAGGCACAGGTCAACGCCGCACTACAGGCGCAAGGATTTGGTCAGCAGCAGCAAGTGGCCCAAGCGGCTAATCAAGCACTGGCGCAGAACCAGCAAACCGCCTTGCAACAACAGCAAGCGGCAAACCAAGCCCAACAGCAACAGTTTGCGCAGAGCATGGGCGCAGGCGAATTTGCAAATCAGGCGTTGGCACAGAACCAAGCCGCTGCACAACAACGGTTCCAAGCGCAGATGGCTGCGCAAAACCAGCAGTTTGGTCAACAGGTCACGGCGCAGCAGATGCAGAACCAAGCCCTTGCGCAAAATCAAGCGCAGGCTTTGGCGGCGTATCAGGCCAACCTTGCCCGCCAGCAACAAGGGTTCCAACAGGCTGGCGCACAAGCCGAATTTGGCAACCAAGCGGGGATGCAGGCATATCAGCAATTGCTTGCGCAACAGGCCGCCGCAAACTCTGCACAACAGCAGCGGTTTGGTCAGGGCATGGACATCCAAGGGCTGTACAACGCTTCAATCCTGCAGAACCAGCAGGCTGCGCTGACGCAGCAAGCCGCAGCCAACGCCGCACAACAGCAACGGTACAACCAACTGGCCGGTGCTGCAGGGTTCCAAAACCAAGCGGTGCAACAGCAGATGGCGCAACAGATGGCATTGCGCAACCAGCCGCTTAACGAGATCAGCGCGTTGTTGTCAGGCTCACAGGTGCAAATGCCGCAGTTCCAAGGCTACACCGGCTCAACCGTTGCCCCAACTCCGTACCTGCAGGCCATGCAGGCGCAGGACGCTGCCGCAATGCAACGTTACGGTATTGCCGCAAATCAAGCCGCCAGCAACGCCAGCGGTTTGTATGGTTTGATGGGCGCAGGATTAGGCGCAGCGGGCATGGCGGGTGGATTTGGCGCGTTGTTCACATCAGATCGCCGCCTCAAGTCCAACATCGTGCGTATCGGTACTCACCCGCTCGGCATCGGTGTGTACGAGTACGACATTGGCGGCGAACGCCAGCGCGGCGTAATGGCCGACGAAGTGGAGACGGTGCTGCCGGTGGCCGTATTGACGCGGCCTGACGGTTACAAGATGGTCAACTACGGACTTTTGTGAGGACATGACATGAACGGACGCCGCCCAATGAATATGCCCATGCAGCCCGACCGTCGCCCACAAGAGTTGGCGCGTGTTATGGCAATGCAGGAGCGCAACAGCAGCCTTAACAGCCCGTTTCCGCAACAAGCGATGCGTTCGTCGTCAGCGTATGCAGGCGCAACGCCTAACACGGCTCCCGGTATGCCGCCGCAAGCGATGAACTTTAACGGCCCTCCCGGCCCGCAGCAGTACCAAGGGCCGATTAGCAACCCCGCCATGAGCATGACGGCTCCGCGTCAGCAGAGTGGCCCCGAAATGGCCCCGCAGATCGGCGGTATGCGTCGTCCGTCAGGCGCAGGGGCGCGTGGTTACCCATCCTCCCCCGGCATGACTACGCCGCAGGGAGGAGCCTACCGAGGGGACTTTGATGGAAACTGAAAACAAACGAGGCGGGTTAAAAACCTACCAAGCGTTTACGCCCCCATCACCTTACGAGCAGGAACGCCGTAAGGCAGAGCAAATGCGCCGTTACGCCGAACTGCTGCAAGAACAGGCGGCGGCAGAGGACGAGCCGTTCACTTACCAAGGGTTTCGTGCGATGCCCTCGCCCGCTGCTGCCCTCGGTAAACTGCTAAAAGCGTACGGCTCTAAAAAGGCTGGCGAAAAGGCTGAAGAAGCCGAACAAAAAGCCCGTGAGGCTGATTTGCAAGGCTTTGAGACGCTGCGCCGCGAACTTGGCCCGCAACAGCAGATTATGGAGCCAGATATGTTTGCTGACCCAATGCAAATGGACAGCAAATACACGCTTCCGCAGATGCAGACGGTTATGCCAACCTATGAACAGCGGCAAGATCGACTGACGCAAGCAATGGCGACTGGATCGCCAATGGCGCAACGCTACGCTCAACTGATGCTAGGCCGTGAGCCGCAAGTTGGCATTGAAGCCATCATGGAAGCGTCACCAGAAAGCCGTAGGCGTTATGAAGAAACACGCGATCCGTTTGCGCTTGAAAAACCAGCAAAATCGCCAGAAATGACTAGCGATATGCAGAATTATCAATTTTATGTATCGCAAGAAACAAACGCTGGGCGCACGCCAAAATCGTTTGAGCAGTTTCAAGCGGCCAAACGCTCATCAACTAACATTACCAATGTGTTGCCAAGTGAAAAAACGACAGCCGCATATACAACGGCGTTAAGTGGAAAATTAGCAGATCAAGATGCGGCTGATCTTGCATTAGGTGAGCAATCATTACCACAGATTGACGCGTCGTTCCGTGTTCGTGAGTTGTTAAAGCAAAATCCCATTACGGGAACTGGCGCAAATGCTCGGCTTGCGTTTGAGCGGGCATTGGCTACCGCAGGTTTTTCAAAAGGTCAAAAAGCCTCTGTTACGGAAAATTTGGCGGCTGAACTTGGCAAAGTCACATTGGCTGCGATTCCAACAAGCGGCCTCGGTTCAGGTCAAGGATTTACTGGTGGCGACCGAGAATTTTTGGAGAAAGCCGCTGCTGGTACGTTGGAGTTAACAAATGCCAACCTTAAATACCTTGCGGAACTAAACGAAAAGGTCGCAAGAGCAAACATTCAGCGCAGCAATAGAACGCGATCAAGATTGCGAAAAATTCCAGAATTTTCTGGGTTGGGCGATAGATTTCCCGACATTGTTGCGCCATCTGCGTATGGCAGTCAGTTGCCTCCGGGCGCGGTTCTTGACTCGTTGCCACGGTAAGCGAGGACGTTATGGCATACAAAGAAGGACAGACCGCGACAAACGAGCAAACTGGCGAAAGGTTTGTTTTCCGAGGCGGCAAGTGGGAGTCATTATCGCCACCGCCTGCCGCAGCGCGTGAACGAGGGGCAAACTTACCGTCGTTTGTTCAA